GATCATGCACAGTAATTATAACAACACTCAACGAGATTGTCAAGTGTTTTGTTTTTGTTTGACAAGATTGCACACAGTTTGAAACTGCTCGTATGCATCACGCACAGCAGGATGAGTCATCAACTGGTCTGCTTCTGCAATCATGGCATTGACTGCCGCTTCGGCATGATCTCTAGCACTACCATAGGTCAACGGACATAGTTCGTCGCCAAACTCTCGGGCTAGTTTACGCCAGGCTCGTTGTTGTCCTAGAGTAATAGGGGTTCTCTGCGGCTTCATCTCGCTGGCTTTTCTAAGAGAATCACAGATAGCATCTTCGGCCACACGCCCAGCCGCAATCATCGCGGCATGGTTAGGTTCCACGTTAAACCTACGGCTGGAGCCTCCCGGGTAACAGAGGACCAAGTGAGCACCTTTAGTGAAACTATCCAAAAGGTCATTATCATACTCAGCCACAGGCACATACCGACGTCCAATTTTTTCATAATATACTTTCTTCATTAAAAACTCCATTGTGTTCTAGCATACGCCACATATACTGTGTTCTTGATTCCGGACACTGTGGCGATGACAAAATTCCATTTGTCATTGATCTTTACCGGTAACATGATGCCACTGGTGTCAGATTCCACACTGTTTAGTGTGGCATGTTGGCCGGTCAAGGTGTTAAAGTCCTGTTTACGACTTTGTTTAAATTTACCTGTGCCGTCATTAAGCCAAACTTGGTTACCACTTTCTGCACGGTTGGTATTCATCAACCAAATGTCTGCATGCCCATCACCATTGAAGTCTACAATTTTAGGAGTGTAACTGGCCACGGCACCCTGATTGTATCCCAGCATACTTACATCTGTTGCATCGCTAAACACGTAACCGCCTTGGTTGTAATAAATTTGCACCATACTTTGAGCACCAATTGTTCTGGTCACTGTGTTGTCATGAAGATAACTGATCACCACAACGTCCCGGCGGCCATCACCATTCACATCCACAATCTGACAGCTCACATCATGACTTCGATTCACTGTGGCATCAGTATTATTTTTATCAAAATATGGCACTGGCAAAGCACCTTGGTAGATCGGCTCCATACGAGAATTTAACTTGTAGATCAGCTGGCTGGCGTGTAGTCCAGTTTGGTCAGTTAGCACTACTTGTGTGGCACCAGAACCATCTAAGTCTCCAGCACATACTCCAGCGCCGGCAAGTGGATGCACAATGGTGAGGAACGTATCTTTGGCTCGATAGGTAAATCCACCTGCTTGGGTGTTTATCCACATCTCTCCATTGCTGTTGATCACATCCAGCCAACCATCTTGATTGGCATCCAGCACAGTGGTTCCATGATTCCAAGTAAGCCCATCTAAGTCCACTCGTTGATGACTTTGTCCGGCTCTGCTTAAAAATGCAACTGATGGATTGTTTTGCAACAAGTTAGCACCGTCGGTAAATCCCGGAAAGAAAATGTCATCAATGCCATCACGATTAAAATCGGCTACCTGCGGATAGTTCACCGACCAAGCAAACTCGCTACCTAGCACATCAGCAGTGGCGTCGGTTGTTCCGGTAGCAGACAATCGATAGATTTTTACTGTGGCAGTTGGCGAACTATTGGTTAACCAACCACTCACTATGACATAGCGATTGCCTGTGTTGTCAAAGTTGCCAGCAGCCAGACTGGGCACAAAGGCGCTAGGGGTTACTATTGTGCCAGCGGTAACAAGTACAGAAACAGCCGGCGTATCATTGCTGGCACTGCCACCTCCTCCCCCACCACATCCTGTTAGAGCCACTGCTAGTGCAGGGATTACAAGTTTCCACATGGGAATCTCCTAAATTAAATTACGAATAAGTTTGATCCAGTTTGACACTGGTCAATCCAGCAACCATTTGGAATTTGTCCCAGGCATCTTTTACTGCTGGTCGAGATTCGAGTTCACTGTCGGGCAACACTGCTTCCAACCAGTATTCTAGTCGTCGACTTGGGTGTGTGCCAAACTTGCGTGGCTGGTGTAGTCGACCAGTTTCCCAAAGTTCAATGCTGACACTGCGAAACTTGTCTTCATCTTCTTTACTGTTGAAATCATAAGCACTCCATTCTGCCCGACTTCCGCCGCCGTGGCAGTATCCATCCCAGATACCTGCCCACTGTTCATCATCTCTAGGATCAAAGTCTGTGCGAGTGATTAGCACCAACACATTGTTCATGTCCACACGACCTTCCACAATGTCTCGCACACAACGGCTATAACTTAGACCAATTTTCATACTTTTTCTCCGGCTTCAAAGTCACGAAATCTCAAGAACCGGGGGAATCGGAGTGAGTAGGTTCCGTCTTGGTTTTGGGTAACTGCGTCCGCTTGGACTTCAACCAAGTGACCAAGCAACTGATCCCTACTGACCCAATACTCATCACGAACAGCATCACTAAAGCCACTGCCAACATTAACGCAAATTCTACGGTCATTGTCATCTCCTTCACAGATTATAGCACCCAACCGGTTTTCGTTCCTACCAGTTCCTTGCTCAAACCCCACAATAGTCAAATCTACTGTAATTGTGGGTTTCCATTTCATCCACGAGTCTGAACGTTTGCACTGATACGGTGCATCCAGGCTCTTGATCATGATGCCTTCAAAGCCACCTTCCACAGCGGCCTCGGCATAGCGTTGCATGATATCATGTCCTTCGGCTGTGTCCAGATCCACATCTAATCCTGGCATGATGCGCAGGCATGCAGTTTCTTCCAAGCCAGCGCGGGCCGACTCCAACCATTCCAGGCGTTTGTGTTGCTGTGCATTCCAGTGGCCTTCTTGAAAGGCTTCAAGTGGAATGATATCAAAAATGTGATATACCATGCCTGTGGTTTCGGCATTTGATTTGCGATGTGCTTGGCGCATGAGTTGTTGGAAACTTTCTCCCACAATCTCACCATCCAACACATAATGTCCACCTGTGCCACGCCCATGTTGAAAGTGCTTGCGAACATCTTCAATTGCATCAGCAATCTGTGGAAAGTTCTCAAACTCTTTGCCATTGCGGCTGTACAGTGTGACATTAGCACCACTGACCACTGCCAACACACGCACACCGTCCAGTTTACATTCCAGGCGCTTGATGCCTTTCATTTTCTTAGGATGGTCTGTTGAGTCTTGTGCCAACTGACATGAGAATATGGGAATCTTGTACTCAGTACGGCCCACGACTTTGTTGATGGTCTTTTCTGAAATGCCGCACCGCAGGTCTTTGATTAACACGCGACGAGCTAGGCCATTCCACTCTTCTGAGTCAAACTGCTGGCTCATTTTTTCAACTGCTTCTCTAGCACGATTGCCTGTGATGTATCTGGTACGCAGGGCTTCTAGCATGGCCCAGAACTGTGTCCAAGGATTGGCACGACCAGTAAGGCCCGTAGTTTCTAACACTTGCCTAATGCCAAACACATAGAACGGATTGTAGGCTTGGTAGCAATTGAACAAAAAACACTGCGCATCGGCACTGCCCAACCTGGCCGCCATAAGAGCCTTTTCAATCACTTTTTCTTTGTGAATGCGACTGTCAGAGCTTTCTAGGTCGCGGATCCATCCTGCGGCCATTATGGCATCAAACCTTGAGTAGCTGTAATCTGTTTCATTCATATACTTAACGCCTTACCAGGATGAGTTATAAAACACTTTCAAGCCCATGAACATTTCTATTCTGGCGGCTTTGACAAATGCCAAGTCTTTGTCGTGGTAGAATTGATCTGCTTCGTCACCAAAGAAGAAACCACGTGTGGCAGGCAACTTACTGTGTGTGACTGCTCGTTCAAGTTCATCCAAGTCCTCAGCAGTGAGTTCTATTTCAATGCCGTTGAACATGTCAGAATCTGAGTCAACAGGTGCTGATGCATCTGTTGGTTGCACCAAATACTTTTTATTTCTCCAAAGTTGTTCCATCCAACCATGCAGGTTAGGATGCTTGCGCCAGTAGGCAATCTCGCGCGGCTTGTTCACCGTTGTGTTCACAAGATCTTTGGTGGTTTCGTCCCACTCCGCACCGTCGTAGTATTCACGTTGCTGACCTTCACGGGTGGCCACATAGGCGTACATATCAAGACCCATAGTTTTCTCCTTGTTGATGGCGGTATTCGCGTTTGAGCCAATATTTGTATTTGGCAAAATATTCTGACATTGGATAGGGCGGCATGCGTCCAGTCCATTCTTCTATCTCAAGGCAGTGAGCATACCACCGTTGAGTTAACCAACGTCGAAATGTCATGCTGCCTCCAACATGTTAGCAGGCACTTTCCACAAGCCTTGTGGAGTGCTCACTGTCACATACTTGATGGCAATCTTGCTCACGGTGCCCGACATGGTCATGCCACGTTTGGTGCTATGAAACTTCACTGTGTCACCGCGGGCAAATTGTCGGATATTGTGTTTACGCAGGCTGGCCTTGGCAAATTGCACTGCACTGATGATGCTGTCTAGTTCAGTGTTTGAAAACTCACCAAACATGATAGCAGAGTTGACTTGCTGGATCTTGGACATCTGGGTCATTTGGGGCTCCTTTGTTGCTTACTATGCCTAAATTATAGCAAAAACGGCTTTTCTAGTCAACCAAAACAATAACCCTACAATCACCAGGAGTTCTACTACCGTAAAATTAGTACGATAGTAGTACTCTAGTATTTTGCGTTTAACTTTGGTCCACATGCCCTAATTATAGCGGACACGGCCTTTATTGGTCAACCAGACAAAATGTATACTTTAGTACACAGGAGTCACAGCAGGCACAGGAGTCACTGCCAATCGTGTAGCAGGAGTGGTGTCGACATTCAATCTAGCCTCACCCAGGCACTGATTGTTTTTGCCTTCGCGCATGGCTCCTACCATGGCCTGGCCAGCCAAAAGTGTTGTGTCTGCTATACTGGTCAAAAAGGCAGCTGGACCACAGGCATCTAGTTGTGTGCCGTATTGCGGAAGATTTTGTACAAAACTCATGGTGCTAACTTTATCACCTGCTGGAAATGTAAAATAATCAATTACACCTTCGGTAGTATACTTGGCTGATAGATTCATCAAATTGGCCATATAGGTCCATGCTGTGTTTAGTGTGGTCACATAAGGACTCGCACTCAATGCACTAATAGCGTTATTGGCATTGGTGATTTGTGTTAGCACCGCGGCATCATTGGCGGCGGCTAACAAGGTAGTGTAGGCAGTATTCAGTGTGGCAAGACTGCCAGCGGATTGTAGTGCGTTGATAGCTATGGTAGCTGTAGTAAGCCGGGTGGCAAAATCATCATGATCAACTGCTAGGCCAATTACATTACATGTGTTTATGGTTCCATCTGAGCTTGTGCCGGTGGCTACATTGTTGGAAAAATATTCAGCTACAGAAGGATCAATAGGAGCAGTTTGTGCCTGGATCAATGGCAAATCAGCCATAGTACTCAATCCACATCCTAATGTGGTAGGCGCCCAGTAATCAGTATTGTTAATATTCACGCCCGCAGGCACATCTTGCTGGGCACGATAAAACACAGTGTCTGGACTAAGTTGTGCTAGGCCTTGCACAGCCGGAGCATCAGCTACCGCAGTATCGGCTAGGTACGAGTTGTTGATATCCCATGGATTTCTTGACGCAGCACTGATTGTGTCAGCCAGTGCAGGCAGTGTAGTGTTGGTAATATTGGTAATTTGTTCTAGCGACACTTGCACTGCTTTGTTGGCCACTGCATCTGATGGCGGTAGCACTTTGCCTAAATCTTCACATCCATTAGGAGATGCCAAGTATGCCGACACATTGTCGGCCAGGTTCATGTTAACACTGCCATCTGGCCCATATATTGGTACAGGCCCTTCAGGAGTAGGAGTTTGTAATGTGGTATAACTGTAAGGAAACATCTTAGTTTGATCCAGCAAGTCGGCCATGTTATTGATGTTTGGAGTGGTAATTTCTAATATGTTCAATACCTGTTGCAACTCAGCACCAGTTACATTGGCCATGCCTTGATATGCCAATCGTTGCAGACGAAGATATTCGTTTTCCGAAACTGTATCTGGTCCTGCCAACAACGTTTGCATGTTTTTAGATGTTAGCCCAGCGGCCAGCAATGGCGTTTGAACACCACCAAACAGTCCGCCTACCATATTGCCTTCGGAAGCCACTTGTCGTAATACCCCAGCAGGTGTTCCGTACAATTTAATGTCATTTAAGTTGGTCAAGTTGCCTTGATTTGCTAGGTCAGTAGCAAAGTTAATAAATTCTGGATTTACATCACTCACACTGTTGGTAGTCAGTGCATCCATGTTGGTAAATGTAGGACCAAGATAAGTTTGTGCGTTCACCACAGAATTAATGTACTGGTTGGTAATGTTGATATAGCCTTGTACAGCCATAAAACCCAAAGTAAATTTACCCACATCACCATCGCCAAGATACGCGGCACAGGTTTGTTCAATTAGATTGCTAAACCCCGACGGATCTAAGGTAGATCCATCTGTGGCATTGAATGGCGTGGTAAGATATTCTGTTCTCAAATATGGATATGTGCCAACAGGACTAGTGGGTATGCTGTTTCCCAATGCAGGGCATACTGTGCTGCCAATGCTCAACAAACTTTCCAAAGTGCTTTGCGTGGCAAAGGACTGTGCTTTGTAAAAATTAACTGCGGCAATAAAATTGGTAATCACTGTGGTGGCATTAAATGTCACAATAGCCGACATCAATGCAGGTGGAAATGGTTTTATGCCTGTGTTGGCCAACAGTCCTGCAGCCGCAGTTAGTTGCAATGGAGTAAGGATACCTGCCATTATGCTGCCACTCTAACGTTGTCCGATCCACCAGATCTAGCATGTCCACAAGTATCTCCGGCTCCGGTATAAACTACAGGAATACCACCAGCTCGAACTGAACCTGACCCACCAGCTGTGACTGCTGAACAATGAATAGGCGGTGCTCGGCGCTGACCGCAAGGTGGATGAGCACTTACAGAGTTGCCATCAACAATTACTGCTCGGCCATTTACCCGCACTGAACCAACGCCACCACTGGCCACGCCCCCTGCGCCGTCTGCATCGCCTACTCGTTGTACTGCTGGCATTTTATCCTACTAAGATTCGTTTTTCTGGCACCTTGATGCCTGTGGTTGCTTCGATGTATTTCATGCGAACTGATTCATCTGTCAATGAAGAGATAGCAACACAATTCATATTTAGCCGAGGATTTTTGTCAGGATCTGCGGTAAACATACTCGGCACAAGTCCCATGCCTTGTGGTCCAGGAGCCACGCTTACAGGGTCCTGTAGCATGGCATATCCTTCACCAGCATCTACAACTTTAGCAATCATTTCCTCACCTGAGTTCATTTTAAATGTATAAACTTTTCCAATTTCCATTATTTGCTTTCTGTTAGTTTTGTTCGGAGTTCAGTGAACCCGCCCACAAGTTCTTCATCCAAGAAGATCTGTGGTACTGTGCGGGCATTTGGTACTGCTTCTAGTAGTTGTTCTTTGGTCCAGCCATGCATGATATTGCGTTCTTCAAATTCAATGTTGCGTGATTTCAGCAAGGCCTTGGCTTGGTCGCAGTAGGGGCATTGGTCTTTCGACCATACAATTGCTTTCATTTATTTT